CATTTGCGAGGCTCTGGCGGTCGGCGGCGGTCCGCCCGGTGTTGGCTCCGTTGACCGTGATCACCGGAGTCTGCGCCGTCAGGTTGACGTTGTTCACATACCGCCGCTCCGCCACATCCACCAGGGATTTGATGTCCTCGTCGCTCATCTTGACCGACTTCTCGATGCCCTTCACGCTCTTCCCAATGCCGCCAAGTTGGCCGGACAGCTCGTCGTACGGCGTGCTTGATGGAAGCGCCTGATTTTCCTGACCAGTAGCCTGAGCCGCTCTTTTCACCTGAATTTCGGCCTGTCTGGCGGCATGGTTGGCATCGCGGTCGGCCCACATTTGGGCCAGCTTATCGGCCCTATCCTGGGTTCTCTGTTCCACCTCCTGGCGGGCCTCCTCCAAAGCTGCGTTGCGGTTAGCCTTTGCCGCCTCATTCTCCGCAGAGGCTGTAGCGGCGAAGGTGGTCTTTTGAATAGCCTCGATGGATACGCCTGGAATCAGGTTCAGCTTGTCTATAAACCAGTTGATAATGTCGATGGCTCCGTTCACCATTCCTTGAAGTACTGTGAGAACACCCACCTTCATGTCACCTAAAAAATTTTGAATGCTTACGGCCACTGTCTGGATTTTGAGTCCCATCTGGTCAAACAAATCCATGACGAAGTATACGCCTGTGAAAAAACCAGCCTTTACGGTATCCCAGGCATAGAGCACTGAATCTACCACAGTAAGCCACGCAATCTCTAATCCTCCCATAGACTGAACCCATTGATAAATCGCCGCAACTACCAGGCCAATAATAAGTACGATGTAAGTAAGGGGGTTGGTGAGCAATGTGGTAAAAAAAGCCTTTGCTGCACCATTCGCAATCCAGGTGGCAGCCGCCTGAATCCCAAGACCGGCCGCAAAGGCGACTGCACCGGCGGCCAGGCCGGCCAAAATCGGAGCGAGCTCTTCCAAGTGGTTTGCCAACCAGGAGATTGCATCCAGCACCGGGTCAAGGGCTTGAATGGCGACGTTCTGGAACATCGTCCACACCTGCGCCCAGGTCATGGGCATCTGCTCAAACTGGGCGTTGGTCTCCTCCGCCGCCCCAAGCATAGCGTTCTTGACCACCTCCGCGGTGACCTTTCCCTCGCTGGCCAGCTCCCGCATCTCCCCGGTGGTGACGCCCATATACTCCGCGATGGTCTGGGCAATCATGGGGGTCTGCTCCAGCACCGAATTGAGCTCCTCGCCCCGCAGGGTGCCGGAGGCCAGGCCCTGGGTAAGCTGCACCAGCGCGGCCTGGGCAGACGCACCGGAGGCCCCGGAGATAGCCATCTGCTTTTGAATCTGCTCGGCGAAAGCCACCAGCTCGTCCGTTCCTGTAAATGCGTTCCCGGCTACCGTGCCGAGCTGGGAAACAAAGTCCGCCATATCGGCGTAGGCTCCACGGCTGCGCATGGCCGCCTGATAAATCTCTTCCTGGGCTGCGGCCGCCGCCTCGGCGCTGCCGGTCATGAGCCGCAACCGGGCGTTGATGCTGGTGAGCTGATCGGAGGTGTTTACCAGCCATTTCACGGTCTGGATACCAGCAAATGCGCCGACCAGATTGCGGATACTGCGCGTCATAGAATCAGTCGCGGAAGCTGTTGCCCTCTGTTGCTGCTCTTGAAGCCGGAGCGCAGCAGATTCCGCCCTTGCACTCGCGGCGGCCGCGTTCATGGCTGCCGTTTGCGCTCTAGCGGCGGCCTGTACACGACGAGAAGCATCCTGCATCTCTTTTGTCGTTGTGTTCGCCTGCTGCATCTTCTGGATGTACTTAGAAATTGTACCTGAAAACTGGTCTACCAGCGTCAGGGTCTCTCGAATTGCGGCCATGCTCTCACCTCCGATTCGCCCGGTCTTGGTCTTCCTTCTGGTCTCTCATGCTTTTCAGGGCGAACTCGGTCACCAGCCGTTTCTCCCTGGACGGGAGGGCGTCATACCGGGACGGGGCCCAGCCGAGGTTCACGAAGCAGTAATATGCCCCCAGCATCTCCGTGTCCCAGCCGGCCCCGTCCATCAGTTTTTTACCTCATCCTCCTGCTCCGCAAAGCCGGACAGCTTCGTAATCTCCTTGACCAGCCGGGCATACTCGCCGGACAGCAGCAATTTACCGGGCACCAGCAGCGGGTCCAGGACGCCGCACCCGTCGCACAGCTCCTTGCTGGAAAAGTCGGGTTCCACCGTGGCGGCCACCACCATGCGGCGGGTGAAATCCACACTGTCCAACTGCTCGATTGTCTGTCCGCCCTCCTTCCGGCGGCGGGTGGCCTGCCGGGTGATGGCGTCGTTCTCCTCCTGGGTCAGCGCCCGGATCTTGAAGGGCACGGGCTGGCCACTTTCGTCCTGAAAGCGGTTGGAGATGACAACCTCCTTCTCCTCCGAGGTAGTGACGGGATGCAGAAATGCGGAAAGCTTACTCATATCGGTTCCTCCTTAATTACCCAGTTGGGCCGGATCGTTGAACGCCTGGAGCCGTGCCACGCGGGTGTAGGCGAAGTTGAAGTCATAGTTCAGCATGGTCTCCTCACTGTTCAGAACGGAGAGGGGCACGGTGCCGGTCAGGTGGCATCCGTAATAGGCCATAACCTGGGAGCCCAGTGTCGCCGAAGCGGAATCGGAGTTGGTAATCTGAATATCAAACTCCGGCATGACGCCGGTCTGGATGTACTGGAGCACCATGTCCGTCCACAGGTTGGTGCCGTAGTAGATGTTGCCGGTACCCGTCAGCTTGGCCCCGTTGGGCTTGTCCTGGATGGTGCGGGTGCCAATGACCCGCATATCGCTGCTCTGGATTTCCGCATTGGTGGTGATGTTCCGCATACCGGCCACCACATAGTTCCGGCCCTCTTTGGTAACCACCACGGAGCCCTCCGCGCCGGTGACGGTGTCTTTTGCCAGCAGATAAGCCATATTCACACCTCCCTCAATTCACGGTGATGGTGACGTAGATCTTCTCCACGCTGTCCACCGGCTGGATCGCCAGGTTGACCACAATGGCGTCAATGGCCTCGCCGGGCTCTACGGTCACGTCCTCGGCCTCAAAGTTCTGAATGCCGTTATTGGCCTGGATGTCCAGCAGATACCCCACGATGGCGCTCTTGAACATCATGCGGCCCTGCTCGTTGTTGTTGACCACGCCGATGTAGCCATCGGAGAACTGCTGATAGATGTCGTTGGCGATGGTGTTCAGCAGCCGGATCACCCGGTTCTTGTGGTAGGGCCCGGTGATATCGGTGGTATAGGTCACCAGAGAGTTGATATCCTGCTCCACCTTCACCACCCCGTCGTCGGCAAAGAGGACAAACTGGCCGGCAGTCAGGGCGTCGATGTACCCGGAGTTGGTCAGCTTGGGGGACACGTCCACCGCGTTGGGATAGGCGGCGTAGGTCAGGGACTCGTTATACTGGGCCCCAGCCAGGGCCCCGCCGGCCCACCAGGTCACCTGCTGGGGGGTGAGTGCGGTGCCATCACTGAGCACAACGCCGCTCATGATGTTGACCACAAAGCGGTCGTCCGGGTTGGTGAGCCCCGCGGCCACCAGTTGGGTATAAGCCCCCTCCTCCGCCGCCAGGCGCTTCACAAAGGCCACCATCGCGTCCTGCACGGTGGTGTCGGTGCCGTCGTAAATGAGCACGTCGAACTTGTAGGGTTCGATGGCCGCCAGGAAGTCGGTGTAATCGGCGGATGCGGGAGAACCATCGGCGCCGCCGGAGAGCGCCTTTCCCACCGTGGCGGCCAGGGCTCCGGTACCACTCCAGGCCACCCAGTCGTTGGCGGATAGCTCCTCCACCGTCTTTGCGGTCTGCTGGTCCACAATCTCCCCGCCCACCACCGTGGACACGGCGAAAGCATCCTCCAGGTCAGTCAGCTCGGTAATGACGATGGAGATATCGTTGCCCCGAACCCCGGGATACTTTGCGGTGGCCGTCAGGGGCGAAACCTCTGCGCTTGCCTGCTTCTGCCCGGTGGCCCCCAGGCGGTAGAGCAGCAGCTTATTGGGGGCCGCCGTCCGGTTGGTGCCCTTGAAGATCTCGTTGAGGAACCGGTTCTTGGGATTGGTGATGTCATACCCGGTGTAGGGGGTCATATTGGCCCCGGCCTCGATCTCCTGCACCGTCTCCACCGGGCCCCAGCTCATGGCCTCCGCGATGGCTACCACGCCCCGGTCGCTGACCGTGAGCCCCAGCCCCCGGTCCGAGGTAAACCGGATGTATACGCCGGGCCGAATCTTGTTCTGGTTCGTCCAGGTGCCTCCTGCCACGTCAATCACGCTCCTTGTCTTTGAAGAATGCCTTGACCGCCCTCTCGGCCTCGGCGATGGTGTACTCACTCTTGCGCAGGACTGCCCCGAGGAAGTCCTGCTGGTACTTGGCAAAGCGGGGGGCCCTCAAAAGAACCTCGCGCTTGAATTTTTTGGCGCTCAATTTTTGACCTCCTCGTCGTAGTCCATCGTCTGCATCTTGACATACTCCTCCGGGATGCTCACCCGCTCCAGAAGCTCGAAGCGATAGTGCAGGGCGTCCAGATCTACGCGCCATTCCCGTTCATGGGCCCGCAGCAGGACGGTTCCCGCCGTCTCCCCGTCGGAGTAGGGGAAGGTCTCCATCAGCAGATCCAGGGTCTCCCCTGCCCGCTGGTACCTCTGCTGCAAATCCGGGCGGTTGTAGTCCTCCAGATAGGTGAGGTCAAGCCCCATCCTCCGCCGCCAGAACCCGCCCGTTTCCAGGGTCAGGTAGTTGTAGCGGGTCTGGAGGAACATGCAAGGGGTACGGCTGCCCTGCTGGTTGGGGTCTTCGTAGAAGGCCACACTTGGGAAGCAGGGGGCCAGGTAGTCCGCCAAGGATTTGGCGATGGTGGTTACAGTCAGGTTCATCCCATCAGCTCCTCCAATCCCTTCAGCTCCTCCCGCAGTACCCGGCGGTACTCCTCCACCGCCTTGTCTACCATGAACAGGCCGGGGACATAGGCCGTCCGGGTACCTACCACGATACCGCCCGTTCCGTCTGGGTTAAATTCCAGCAGCCCGGAGCCCGGATTGATGACCAGCCCAGGCACAAAGTGGCGGTCCATCCGGTGCCCGTCGTTGACAAAGGAGGCGTACTGCTTGTCGTTGTTGAGCTCCGACACATAGCTGTCCCCCTGCCGTACCGGTCTGGGACGGCTGTCGGTCACCCAGTGCTGCTTCATCTCTCCGGTGCGGGTGTTGGTTCCGCGCAGACTGTTGACGGTGGGCGGCGTCTCCTCCACTGCCTTTTCCACGGCCCGTAGGGCAGCATTCATTCCGGCCCGCGCCAGAATACCCGGAATTTGCGTCTTAGCCTGTCTGAGCTGCCTTATGCGCTCCTCCAGGTTCATCTTCCACACCGCCTTTCACCCGCTCCTGCTGGAGCAGACGGATTTCCTGGTGGGCCAGTCCCGGCATGATAGCCCCGAAGGGCTCAAAAAAGTGGTTGGGGCCGGAGGCAAAGGCGCGTATGTCCGGGATGCTCTTGCCGAGAACCGCCCCCCGGTGAATGATGAGCTCGTCACCGGCCTGGATGTCCACTTCGTTGTCACACTGGAGCCAGTCCTTTTGGTCTGCTGATGCCGCGGCCTGGCTCATGCGGACCTCCGGCGCTTCCACCTGATAGAGGCGGCAAGGGATATTCCGGTACAGCTCTCTCCGCTCGTGGCGTGTCAAGCTCCCATCCTGTACCGGAACCACCCGCCAGATGTCCACGGTATCGGTGTACCAGTCGCGGAAATTCATAAGACATAACTCCCTCCCATGCCCACCAGCCTGGCCTTTGTGGCCAGAAGCTGCCCGTATTGGGTGGCGTTCAGGTCGCCCCAGTCCTCCGTCGCTTTCGTGAGGGCGTCTGTGTCATAAGTGACGCTGTCCTGCCCCAGCTTGGCCGAGGCCACCACCCCCACCAGCGCC